TACAGGCTTGTGCCGGGACTCAGCATCGGTGTGATCTTCTTTCGGAACCAATTCCTGATCTCGTTCCAATTCGTGTCACCGGAGTCATCGAGAACGTCATCGAATGCGATGCAAGCGGGATGCTCACCACGGATCGCAGCACCAACCGACGTGGCCCGAATCCAAGAGCCGTTGGTCAACCGCAACTCCAACTTGTTGCCCCTCTTGTTGTCGAGGTATCTGCTCAACTGCGGGTGACGCTTCAAGTCCTCCCGTATCTCTTCAAGCCTACGTGTAGCCAAGTCCTTGCTCGCTGAGAACAGCCAAATCGTCATGGGCTTGTCACGCCACTTCTCAAACAGGCACTTGTGCAGTAGTTTTATCCTCAAGGTCGTTGACTTTGAGTGGTCCCTCGGTGCAATCACACAGACCCTTTGGACCTGCGCCCCCCTCCTGTCGCCGTACATATCCATCCACTCTCCGATGTGACCGCCCCATGTGTAGCCCAACCACTTGTAGAAATACTCAACGTCGTTGCGGGAACGCTCCATCGCAAAGTCCTGCATGAACCCCATCGAATCACCTCGGATGCAAGTCCCTCTTGCCGCAATGTGGGCATACGCCCGTGACCGCCTTCGACCTTAGCATACGCGGGGCTACCCAACCACAGGACCAGCACTTCGCACTCGTCCACTCACTCATCGGGCATCACCGGCGCAAACATAGTTCCGACAAGTCCTAACTCCTTGTCGATCATGTGGGCGCACAGACCGGCTCTCGCCATAGTGTAACCATGCCTTGCATGATACCTGTCCTCTCCGGCCAAACTCGGCAACTGTATGATCATACAGCCGCCCCGCTCGACCATCTGCTGATGATGCAGGTGTCCGTGGAACCACATATGGTTCTGCGTCGAACCCCAATCTCTTCTCGCTTCGTGCGCCATCAATGAGTGTAGTTTGTTCATGACCTTGCCATCGCCATGTGTGAACCCGATCAGGTTGTTGCCGTAGGTGATGTACTGCCTGATGTGCGGGCTGACGATAACCTTCACGTCGTCTGCGCCCTTGTAGTACGCATCGAGGTACATCATGAGCATCAGGGAACTGTGCCTGTCGTGGTTGCCGCCCATGAACACGATCTCGACGGGGGCCACAGCCCTCAGACTGTCGATATGCTCCTGTGCCAACTGACAGCCCTGCATGAGAATCTGCGCCGGACTACCGGCCATGTCCTGTGGTGTGCCTTTCGTGGTCGTGCCGAGGTCGTTGTCAACGTGGAACCAATCGGAACCCGCCGTCACGTATATCTTCTCAGGTTGGCTAGGTAGCCTCTCGACCAACTGACTCGTCTTCTCAAGCAGCCTCTCCCTTGCCTCATCGAAGTCATATGCCTCTCCGACCTCCAACTTCCAACCCGCCTTGCCGTAGTGCAGGTCCGTTGGGGAGATAACCACGGCGTAGTCCCTGTCAGACGACTTCAACTTGAACGGCCTGACCGCCTTTGCCTTGTGGTCCTTGAGCAACTCCCTGAACTCGTCACCGATAGTCTCCTTGTGATACCTGTATAGGTCAGCCTCCTTCTCGATCTGCCTCCACCGCTTCTGCTCCGCACGCCTGACGACATCGATCCTGCGTAGGGAAACCATCTCGTCAACCATGTCATCCACGGTTCGCATCTTGATCTCATGGTCCGTGAACGGGTCCATCGCGTGCTTCCAATCATGTATGCGTATGTATTCCTGTAGTATCACGATGGGCATATCGAACTCACGGCTCATGTCGTCCACGGTCTGACCACCGCCCGCGTTGGAGTATGCCCTTCGCATGGCCCTGTGCTTCTCGCCGGTCATTACATACATACCCTCAACGGTGTCCATCATGCAGATGTACCTGTCGTTGGCCTCGTCGTAGTAGTGCTTCGCTGTAATCAAGGTGTTTTCCTCGTAGTCTTCAGCCGTCAGCCTGAACTCGTTGCCCTTCTTCGTCCAACGCTGTATGGCCTTGCGCCATGCGTCCGGGCTTCGCCTTGGCTCTATCTCATGTAGGAACCTAGCAAACTGTCTCTCGTTGGCAAACGCTCTATCGTTGGCATATTTCTCGATCAGGTCAACCCCGCCGGTAAATCGCTCTCCCATGCCGTAAACACGGATTCTGTGCCTTATTAACGTATGGCCCCGATAATTATTTTTGAATCTTTTGCGATTTTTTCAAAAAAAATAAACAGGTGACTGCGCCGATGCGTCGGAATTATTTTATTTTGTTTATAGTATGTTTGGAAAAAAAGGTTAACTAACCTTTAGGTTAGTGTTCTGCACTAAAGAAGAAATAAAAAAATTAGCAAAATTTAGAGCAGTATTACGGTTATTTCTTTTGAAAAGGTCCAAAAACAATAAAAATAATTAAAATGCACCCCAACCATTAATAAACACCCCCGCTAACATAGCATTATGGCCGAGGGTAGCCGATGGAATGTCTTTCGCGCACGAAGGAAGGAGAACCCCAACCCCATGATAGAGAGAATGGGCATGATGGTTGAGCCATTCAACCAAGTGGCGGGTATTCCTGACATCACGCGGGACACGGAGCGAATGAGAAAGGACAGCAACTTTGACAACGAGTTTGACTTGTACGACCAAATGCTGAAGACGGACCCGGAGTTGAACGGTGCGGTCAGGGCCGTCAGCCTCACCGCCAACAACTACGAGATAAACTACTCACGCGGGCGCAACGCAAGCATACGCAACGCCATACGCGAACTCGTTGAAGAGACAATCGACTTCGATGACATCATGATCAACGCCATGCGCTCGCTCATGGTCTACGGCAACGACATCAACAAGATCGTCGGCAGGGCAGGGGTCGGCATAACCGACATACAATCGCTTCCCGTCAAGCAGATTACCATCGTTGACGAGCGAGGTGGCCTTGGCTCCTACTTCGTCGCAGACGAGGACAACCCGATCATCAGGGCAGACAAGTACATGGTGCGCGAGGGTACGATGTACGAGCGCGACATTCCCGCCAAAGAGATCATGCACATCAAGATCGACTACCGATCCAATTGGTTCACCGACAACAAGGGCCGCCGAACCTACGGTGTGTGGGGCGCGTCCCGGTTCACCGCCCTCAAGCAGCCCATACGCATGAAGTACAACAGCATGAACAACCGGATCAGCCTTGAGGACAGCATGACCAAGCAGTTCATCACCATCGACAAGTCGGCCATCGAGCATATCCAAGACCCCGCCGAGCAGCAGGACCGACTCAAGCACATCATGGACGAGGTAATCAGTCTGTTTGAGGGACTGCGAGGCGATCAGATACCGATCCTCCCCCACTACGTTCAACTGCACCACGTCGATGTCGGCAACTCCGTGCCGAACAACACAGACTTCCTCGACACCATCAACGCTGACATCGCCGCCGTTCTACAGGTTCCCCGTGTCGCTGCGGGCCAAGAGCGAGGGTCCACCTTCGCGGCGACCTACAACGCGAACTTGTGGGCCGTTGGTGCTATCAGCAGGATGCACCGAATACTCGGTGAGGCCGCCACCAAGATGTTCATGATGCACCTAGACCTGCTCGACATCCCGTACCGGAGGCAGGACCTACCCACGATCAAGTTCGACGCTATGGACTCCGAGACACCGCTCAACATCATGCAGCGTGTCGCCCTCGGATGGAACTCAGGGATCATCACCCTCAACCAAGCCCTCGATGAGTTGAACCTGCCCACCGTCGGCAGGGACGGCGACATGAGGAAGGACGAGCCATCGAGCGGTGGCGTAGGCGAACTACCGAGAGAGAACTCACAACCGGGTGCAGCAGATGGCAACTGATCTAGGAACAACGGGGTCGTTCTTCTCCGACCTTCTCTTCTACGGCTTCTACGGATTGGCGTTCAGCATAGTCCTTATTTTAATGGGTGAAATGTTAATAAGACGCAAGAATGCTCGTATGGACATGGCGCGTAAACCAAACGGTCCTAACGACAGGCTCATGCTAGTCTTCGGCCTCGGCGTTGTCCTATCTTGGGTCATAATCGCATCGACGGCCTCCTACTTCAGCATCGTTCAGGAGAGGGAAATCACCGACTCGCAACTCACCGTGATCGGTCTTCTCGGCGGTCCCGCACTTCTCATGATAACCTCGGTCCTCGATCTGTTCAAGGGCAAGGAGTCTGCCAAAATCAACATCCTACCTGACCAACTCGCATCCGACGTGGCCTCCGCCGACGCTGAGAAGGATCACGTCAGGGCCTTGGAGATGGCTCGGATAACTCACGAACTAGAGATGGAGAAGATGCAGAAGTCCCACGAACTCAAGATGGATGAGTACGTCACGACGAGCGGTGGAAAGAGCGGGGGCAAGAAGTGAATGACTTCATCTTCTTCGTTGTGTTCTTTGTGTCCATTTCAATTATGCTCGATATGTGGCTTACTAGGCGAGGACTCTAATTGACCACGCCTCTAATGTTCTGTCTCCTGTGGGTAGGGGTTGGCGTGCTTCTGTGGGCCAAAGTCCTTGAATATACGAGGCTATTCAATGATCGGTGACTCATGCCTTCTTCTCGTCTTCCTCTTTACCATATCCCTGATGATCAATGACCTTGACGATTGGTATCGCTTCATCTTTAAGCGTCGATAACCTTTATCAGACATATGGCTACCATTCTCATATCATGCCTACGCGAAGGTCTGACGAGAACCGAGCCGCCTTCATCAACAGGTGCATGGCCGACACGAAGATGAACCGTGAGTTCCCTGAGCGTGAGCAGAGGTACGCGGTCTGCCTGAGTTATGCAGACAAGACCGCAGACGAGCGTTCCACTCCCGCACCTAAGAAAGACAGGATCAAGGGCAGCCCGAAGAACAAGCCCGGTTCTGCGCGTCCCGGCGGTAAGGTGACATTCAGTGAAAGTGTGACCAATAGCCTAAAGGAAAAAGTAAAAAGCCACAACGAGAAGTCTGACCGCAAGGTGACTCTCAGAATGCTCAAGGCGGTTTACCGTCGGGGCGCAGGTGCATACTCCACTTCCCACAGGCCCGGTGTCAGCAGGGCCGCTTGGTCGATGGCGAGGGTCAACGCCTTCCTCCGGCTTGTCAGGTCCGGTAGGCCATCCAATCCCAAGTACGTTCAGGACAACGACCTGTTGCCAAGAGGACACCCAAGGAAGTCTTAATAAGACACTGTTTTGCTTGAAAGGCCATGTCGTGCGGTTGCGGTTGCGGTGGCGAGAAGGTAGCCTACGAGGATTGGGGTGACGTTGATGTTTCTGCCGCCGAGTATCGAGGTCGCACTGTCACACTCAATAAGCCGTTCCGCACTCCCGGTGCTAATAAGAAATTCGGAGTATATACTAAAAACGGTAGCGGCAATGTTGTTTTGGTGAGATTTGGCGACCCGAACATGGAGATCAAGCGTGACGACCCTGAGAGGCGGCGCAACTTCCGATCCCGGCACAACTGCGACAGCCCCGGCCCAAAGTGGAAGGCCCGATATTGGTCATGCCGACAGTGGCGTGGTGGCAACAGGGTCGAGGCAGGGATGGAAGACTACATTTACTCCACCCGTGAGGGTGCTGAAGAGAAGTCCCGGCAGATTGGGTTTGAGGGTGCGACCCACATGGAGCGCATGGCTGACGGGACACCAATGTACTTCCCCGGTCCAAACGAGGAAGAATTTCAGAAGTGGTTCGACAAGAACGACTCGCATACGGCCTCCGAGCCTTGTGGATGTGGTTGCATGGATGATTTTGAAGCAGAAGAAGAAACCGAGATAGAAAACCTAGAAGCCGAGATGTTGCGGAGGGGTGTCTACGACAACCCCGGCGAGGCAATGGAAGAAGCAAAGAGAATGGGGTGTGACGAGATACACTCCCATGAGGAAAACGGCAAGACCGTGTTCATGCCATGCAAGACCCATGAGGAATACATGAGCAAGAACAAGGGCAAGGATGTCGAGGTCGAGAGTTATTACATGAAGAAGAACAAGGAGGAAGAGGAAGCATCCTACCACGGTTCCTGTGAACCCGGCTACGAGAAGAGGAATGGCAGGTGCGAGAGGATTGCTGTCACCTTGGAGATCGACATCGAGGACGTGGAGGCGAAGGTCATGGCCGAGACAGGTCAGACCGTCTACGAGATACGCGGCATAGCCTTCCATGAGGGCATGAACAAGAACAAGTGGTCGCTCACGCACGCTGGCGCGAAGTCAGTGGTCGATCAGATGCAGGGAGCAGATGTCACGCTCATGCACCCGAAGGCAAACGAGCATGGGGCAGGGTTCACGCGCAACATGGAGGGCCTTGAGGAATCCAACGTCGGCTACATCGTCGGTGCTAACTTCCTCACGACCAACGCTGGCTACGATGTCAGGTACGTCGCACACGTCACGCGAGAGGAACTGTTCGCGTCTATGGAGGACGGCCTGTGGAAGCAAGAGGGCTACGGAGTCTCGATAGGCGGGTCAGGCATTCCCGTGTCGGCAGACGAGGACGGTCTTGTGTTCGGTGAGGACTTCACCTTCGACCACCTTGCTTTGGTGAGGCGGCCCGCGTACAACCGGGCGAATGTCGAGACGATTGAGAAGAAAAAGGTTGAGAAACCTATGATTTCCCAAGAAACTATTATAAGTCAGTCGAATACTGCTGAAATCAACCCAAAGGTGATTGCAATGACCGAGGAAGATACAATGATTGAAGAAAACGTTGAGGCAATGGAGGCACTACAGGCCGAACTTGTCCTCGCTAACAGCCGGATAGCCGAATACGAGGCTGCCGAGGCTGCTCGCGTCGAGGCCGAGAGAATGGTCCTCGTAGAGAAAGCCACGGACCTCGGAATGTCAGGTCACGAAGACCTATCGACACCAACCCTAGAGACGCTCATCGCCTCATGGGAAGCCTCCCACCCGGAGCCAACCCCTGTCGAGATGACCCCCGTGGAGTCAGTCGAGAAGCCCGTCGAGGCTTCGATCCCCGGCGAGGAAGAGAAGCCTATGGTTTCCAACTACCTCAACGGCAGACTCGTCAGCAACGACGAGAGAATTTACAGCAAAGCGTGGAACGCATGGGCCTCCGCTTGGAACAAGACACTCGCAGCAGATGAG